CGTGCGGTCACCCGGTGGGGCGATCGTGCCGACATCCAGGGCCAGGTCCGCGGCACCGGCTGCCCCTGCCAGGCGGGCGCGGACGCCTCGGGCAACCGGTGGCCGCGGATTCGGCGCTGGCCAGCGGCCCGGCTCGATGACGTCAACGCTGCGGGGCACGATGCGCACGTTGGCTCAATCTGATGCGCGGATGATGCGCGAGATTCAGGCGCTAGTGGGTCCGGCCAAGCCCCGCCAGGTCACGGGCAGGAAGAGCGGGTCGTCGTCACCAGCGGCGCCGAAAAAGCCCCGGAAGCCCGGCCCAAAAAAGCGGTAGGGCCGGCAGCAGCGCCAGCTGCCTCGGCCCGTCAGCAGCTCGCGCTGCCCCCCGCGCGGTCGCCGATCAACAACATCCGGCCGCTCAGCGACAAGGCCCAGGCGCTGCGACAGGCCAGCCTCAGCCCACAGCAGTTCCTGGCGCAGGAGGAGCGCAATGCCGCTCGATGGGCGGCCAGGCGCCCACCAGCGAACCGGATCATCCGGACTCCAGTCACCCGTCGCGGCAAACAGGCGAAGGCTGAGTGGCTGAAGGGTCGCATCGCCGGCATCCGCGGCGATCTGCGCGACGACATGCGCGAGGCGTCCAGCGCCCTGCGGCGGATCCAGGCGGCCAGGCAGGATCTGAATCGACGGCGTGCAATGCGCGTTGCCCGCGACATGGCCGGCGCCACTGGCAGCGGGCTAGCTGCCCAGTCACGGCGCGAGAAGGTGCGGGCCGCGCCTGAGATTGACCGGCGCAATGCGCGGGCAATCATCCGCGGCAGGGCCCAGCGCGCTGCAACTGCCGCCGCGCGAGGCAGCTCGACAGCGCGGCGAGCCGGGGAGATCTATGACCGTCAGCTGGCGCCGGTGACCCCTCGGGGCAAGGGCCGCGGCAGGAACCAGATCGTCCCCGGGCCGAGGAACACCGCAGGGCCCCCGCCGAAGCCGCCGAAGCCGCCGAAGCCCCGCAAGCCGCGGAAGCCCCGGAAGGGCTGATCACCACTTGACCCGATCAGCCCAGTAAGCGGCGCTGAGCCGGCCCTTGGCGATGTTCGCTGCATGCCGGGCCTTGAATCTGGCCCGGCGCTTGCGGTCGGACTGGCTCTCGCCCTGCCTGGCGGGACTGCCGCTCACTCCCTGCTGCCCGAACCGGAGTAGTTTGACCACGTTGCCTTCCTTCGCTAGAACAACGTGAGATTTCTTTGGGTGATTAGGTGTTCTCTTCGGCTTGTTGTAGCCGTCGAAAGTTTCACCCCTGTAGACGATGGACACGGTGCTGTAGCGGCTTAGTAGAGCCTAATGCCACGGACAGCCTTGCCAGCCGTGGCGCGACCAACCTCGAAGATGCGGTGGATTGGATAGCTCAAGGCATCGGTGCGATGGTCGTTGCCGCTTTCCTTGTCAGGATCGCCCTTCTCCGTATAGCTGTGCTGCTCCAGATCATCGATCAGCCCCTTGCAGCTTGGATCAACGAATAGCCGCGCTTCATCGAGGGCATTGCAGAACATAGCGTTGGTGGTGTTGATGCGGTCCCGGACCGGAGGATTCGCCGCTGGTGACATATTGCTGATTTTGAACTCTTGCAGGATTGCAATATCTGTGCGCGTGCTGTTGGTTGAGTGATTCCCACCGCTGGAGTCGGGGTAGCCAAGGATCCTGGCATCAGGCCAGCGGCGCCTAACCTCCTGGCCCAGCTTGGCCGTGTCATAGGCCTTGATCTCAGCGAACACGTGTGCCTCCCTGCCGCGCCTGACCATGGCAATGGCGTTGGTGTTGCCAACGTTGAAGTCAACGCCCAGGATTATTGCTTCGCCTTCGTTGTACTTAACCGGCTTGACATTACGCTCTCTGGTGAACTTATACCATACCCTGCCGGTTGCGAGGTTGACATATTGCCCATGCCGATAAGCGATTAGCTCTTCTTCCGTATAGTTTTTCTCCATTTCTTCAAAGAAGCCTGGCGACAGGTGCGGGTTGTCGTCGCTGGACATCCGGATCAGGCGCCTGCCCTGGACAGCCCTGCCAGCCTCTGATCCATACATTTCATAGTGCCACTGGAAGCCTTCTGGCGTTGACGAGTTGATCTTCTGGTTCACCCTGCCAACCCTGACCCGTCCAACGATTTTCTTATACGCTTTGCGGCAGATTGACGCCTTGACCGTATCGACTTCATCACCGATGCTCCAAGCCCAGTCAGGGCCAACGATGCGCCTGTAGTTCTCAAAGCTTCTGGAAACTACAATGCTATTAAATCCATCAAAGTGTAATGTGTGCTGAGGAGTATTCTGCCCACGGGTGAATGTATAGGGTATCTCTAACCTATCCAGCACTTCTTCAAACTTCGGTAGCCAGATCTCCTCCACCATGCCGTAGGTCGGCTCCAGCACAGCACCGGTGAACCCTGGGTTGAGGATGCTGAGCTGGATGGCCTTGTAGCAGTCTGCAATGGTCTTGCCGCTGCCGTAGCCAGCGACCACTCCGATTTCGGGAGATGTGATGTCATCGAATAGGTCGACCTGGCCGCCATGGAGCTGGCTGCGCATGGTGGTCATCAGGCCATCGAGGGAACCCCGGTAGAACCTGCCGCCGATGCCTCGCAGCCGCTCCCTCGCCAGGGCAGCAGCGATCGGGTCAACGGCGACGCAGGGCATCCCAGGCCTGTCGGTTCTGGTGCCAGCGGGCGCCATGCACGGCGGCCATCAGCTGGGCTTCAGCTGCAGCGGCAGCAATGAGAGCAGGGTCAATCATGGGTCGATGTCGCGGAGATGGCGCAGCGTCCGAGCGAGCTGCGCAGCCCTCACCGTAGCCCGGAAATCGGTCACGAAGCACTCGTGGCAGGCTGGGCGCCCATGCAGCTGCCAGCCCGTGGGCGGGCCGGGCGGGCCAGCAGCAGGGCCGCCGCAGTTGGAGCAGGCGATGGGGAGGATCATGCGGCGGTGAGGGCTAGGCCTCGAAGGCTTCGATCCTCTCGCCCAGCACCTGAGACAGCTCCTGCATGATGCCGCGCTGACGCTCAAGGCGCGCCTGTTCGTCTGGAGCGACGCTGGCGAAGGCGTCGGATCCGATGAACGCGGTCAGGCGCGCGAGCTTGGCATCGTTATCGGCCTGCTCCTCCACGACGCGCTGTTGATAGGGCTGGAGGGCCATTTGTCAGTCCAGTGGGGATGGCTGGATCATATCGCTGCCCCCCGCAGCCGCTCGAACCGCAGCCCCAGAGACGCGACCGCGCGACCCTCGGCAATCGCCAGGCCGATGGCGCTGTGGCTGATGAACAACTCGCGTGCGGCTGCCGTGGCATTGGCCCAGATCCGGCCAGTCTCGACGCAGCGGATCCGGTAGTCGGTTCGCTGGTAGGGGTGAGCCGCGGCCACGGCATCGGCCAGCTCCCGATCCTCCAGCAGCTCGAACAGGCGATCAGCACCGAACCCACCCAACACGTCCGGCCGCTGCCGTGCCAGCCGGCGCCAACCCTCGCGCGAGACGTAGCGGCGGTGGCCTCCCCAGACCGGCCTGAGGATCGGCAGCAGCGCCGGCTCCTCCATCCAGCGGCTGATGCGATCTGACGGGCAGCCGAGGATCTGCGCTGCGCCACCGGAGCTGACCAGGTCATCGGCCCGAGTCCTGCTGCGACCGTGGCCGGCCAAGCCCAACTTGCCCAACTTGATGTGGATGGCCTTGGCTGTGCGCGGCGGCCATCCCTGGGCCCGGGCGCGACGCTGAAACCGCCTCGCCAGGAGGATGACCGGTAGACCTGCCAGCTCGCTGAGATAGTCGATCTCAGCAGCGGTCCAGCGTGGCGGAGGGGCAGCCATGGCTCAGGCCTGCTCCTCCCCCGGCGCGGGGCGTTGCTCCAGGTTGTAGGTGGTTGTGCCCGTCGGGCATTTCTGAATGCCCTCGGTGACGTACCACTCGCTCAGGGCGTCAACCTCCTCCTCGGTGAGATGCCTCGTGATCGTGATCGTTGCAGGCTGCTTCGCCGGGAGTCGAATGGTGGCATCGGTAGCGTGGCCAGGGATGCCCAGCAACTGGGCCAGTCGGGCGATGGCGGGGTTGCCCATGTAGCAGCGCATCAGCCCTGCTCCTCCGCTGCGGGGACGCCGATGCCCTGAGCCTGGATCCCCAACAGCAGCCGCATGCGCTGGTCGTCGGAGAGGCCTGCTCCATCCATGGCCGTCACCACGCCAGCCATGGCACGCTGCACGGCGCGGCGCTCGGCGGCGGCGTCAGACCACTCGTCGCGGAAGAAGGGAGAATGGGTCAGGAGCCAAGCGGCATCCCTGCCGTCGCCGTCCTGGAGCTTTTTGGTCAGCGCGCTTTCTGCATCTATCAGGGCCGCATGGATGACCTGAGAAAACTGCTGGAACAAGGGCGGAGCATCGTGTTCATCGCCCCGTTGAAGCCATTTTCTAACCGTGGTCGGATGCACGCCGATGGCCCTGGCAATCGCCTGATAGGACGCGCAATCCCTGGCCACCTCTGCGGCGATGGGGATCATCTCCGGCGTCAGGGATGTAGGGCGACCGATGGGCACAGGAGCGGGCCAGGCAATGGGAGCAGGATAGCCGGCTGTGGGCCGGAGGGGAACCCACCAGGGAGGGAATGGGAGCCGAGCCTTCGGTACCGTTCCAGGCTGGCCCCCACAGAACCAGCCACGGCGCCCCCCTCGCGGACAGGCCGACTCGGCAGGGCCAGCATAAAGCCCCGGTGGTGGCCGGGGCGGGGGGGCATGAAGAAGCCCCAGCTGGTGGGCTGGGGCGGGGGTGTTTCGATCTACCAGCACTGAGCACACGAGACCTGAACGATTGTGTTGCCGAGCCCTTGAAGTGTTTCGGCCAAGGCAAGGGCGTCTTTTTCAGCTCTCGACCCATTGAAACGATCGACGATGACGGTGTTCCAGGGTTCGCTGCTTGGAGCGATGGTGACCTTGTACTCAATGAAAGCACTGGGATGGGTAAGGGCCATGACTGGTTGTGGGGTTGTGGAGGGCCTCCCCTCCGATGCATTCAATGTAGCACACCAGCTGACGACGTCAACCCCCCCCCCCCAGGGTGACCGGTTCACATTTGCCATCCTGCTGCTCCAGCGCTGCGGCTGCAGCCTCGGCCCTGGCCTTGGCCCTGGCCCTGGTCTCGCGAACGCGGCGGGCCTTGTAGGCGCGACCGTCTGGTGTGAGCCGCTCCCAGCATCGGCAGCAGAGCATGCCACGTGCTCCGGTGTGATAGCGGGGGCAGGAGGGGCAGGCTAGCGACCGGAATGCGTCAGGCATCGGCATCCTCCTCCCCAAACGATTCATAGCAACCGAAATTGAAATCAATTATTCCCAGCCATTGATAACCAGATTCGTCGGTGACATTCAGATTACCTACCTGATTCGGATAGATCCGACTGCTTGGCGGCAGCTGCTGCAGGATCTCAATGAGATCTGCAGCGGAGACCCACTTGCCGGTGCTGTCACGCATCGGCCTGCTCCTGCTGATTCGTCAGCGCATCAGGATTCGTCAGCGCATCAGCCAACTCCAGAAACTTGGAGCGGACGCGGCAGCGC